ATAGACAACTCATCTCGGTGTACACTTAATGTTTGACGAGCAGCAGATAGTTCAGCTTGGTTGGTGGCAAGCATTTGCTTAACCATGTCTCTTTCTTGATTAGCAACATTGAGAGCGGCGGATTTTTCTCGGTTAATTGCCTGTACAATACCCTGTCTTTGGTTTTCTAATTTTACCAATTCAGATGTACTGTCGACATCTCGTTGGATATTAGCACCCAAACGAGAATCGGCGCCCAAAGCTGAAACAGTACGCGATTTATCTTGTTCTCTTTTTTGATCAGCCGCTTCGCGAGCTTGAATCGTAGAAATAAGATTCTGTATTAAATTTTTAAGATCTTGGTCCATTTATTAAACCTTATTCAATTGGCCATTTCAAGCCTGTTGCTGATTCGAATTTATTAATGGAATTTTGTAATTTTGCATGTTGGGAAGTTGTTTGTGGATGACCAGTACCATATCTCATATAGGTTTCCATGTAGTTTTTCTCATCCTTTAAAGCTTCACCAAAAGCAGCCACTTGCTTTGTGGTACCTTTGACGTCAATTGCCGACATTGGTCCATGTCCAAACATATTCCACAAAGCTAATTTAATATTGGATCCTAGAGAATATATATTCCCTTCAGACAACACTTCTTTGTTTAAATCAATTACAATTTTTTTCATAATACAAAACTCCTGGTAAATAGCAACTATTTATAAATAGTAGACAAAGAAAAACCGGCCTGGAGCCGGTTTATTTCATGGATTTTTCCATTTCTTCTTTTTCTAACTCAAATTGTTCTTGTAGCCTTCGAACAAACCACCTTCTTAAAGTAAGAGGTAAATTATAACTCTCTATGAAAC